TCGTGACACGCCGCCGGGCTGCGTTCGCGCTGGCGTGGCTGGCCTGGGTGACGGCGTTCGTCGTCATCGAAGGGGCCGCCGTCATCGGGTGCGGTGGCGACCTGGGGCCGGGCGGATGCACATTCTCGGCGCTCCTGTGGCGCGTAGAGGCGGCGGGACCTGGCGCGTGGGCGCTGGTGGCAGGCGCGCTGGTGATTCTGGGCGTACACCTCGCGAGTAAGGGGCGGGCATGAGCGGACCCACCGCGTCTGTGCAGTACGCATGGGACGGCCCTGGCGCGTGGGCGCTGGTGGCATTCACGCTGCACATCCTTGTGGGCTGGCCATAGGAGGCGACAATGCCCGACGTAGAGATCGTCCTTGACAACCCGATCATGCCGGTCGCGCCGAAGATCGGCTATGACCGTGTGGCCACTCAGTTGGCGGTGGGCTGGCGCCCGGCCGACGACGGCAGTGGCGTGGTGTACTCGGCCAGCATGACGGTGCGGCCGTATCGCACCGTGCCCGGCCTGGGCCTGGACATGGCGCCCGAGAGCATGACGCAAACCATCAACATCGGGGACGTGTCCGAGGAGATCACGAAGGGTTCGCAGTACGGCGAGGTCGCCGGCGCGATCCTGGCGATTCTCCAAAAGGGCCTTGCGGGTATGGGCGGGTAGCCCGTGGCCACGATCACCGCCGCCAAGGGCGGCAACTGGTCTGACCCCACGGTCTGGAACGGTGGTGTGCTGCCCGGTGCCGGCGGCGCGAACGACAACGCGGACTGTAACGGTTACGGGGTTTCTATCAACCAGGACGTGAACCTGAATGGTGGTGCGCTCATCGGCACGAGCGCGTCGGCGGGTCAGTTCAACGTGGCGTCGTCACGCACTATTACCGCGAACATCACCGCTTCGGTGAAGGCGTTGCTGAGCGCGAACGGTGGTGCTGGCGTCACGGTCACAGTAATTGGCAACGTGACCGCCGGGACGACCGGCGCCGGGATTTTCACCGGGGGCGCGGGCGGGCTGAACATCACGGGCAACGTTTTGGGTGGCTCCGGCAGTAACACGCACGGGGTAGACAACCGCTCGACCGGCCCCATGACCGTGACCGGCAATGTCACTGGTGGTTCGTCGGGTAATGGCATTTTTCACTACATATCCGGCGGAATCCTGACCGTTGTTGGCATTGTGACCGGCGGCAGTGTTCCTTCCCCGACTGGCATAACCAATGGGCTGGCGGGGACCGTAAACATCACGGGCAGCGTTGTTGGCGCCGTCTACTTCGGGGTGGATAATCAGTCTACGGGCCTAGTGGCGCTCACTGGTAATACAACGGGGGGGAGTGGGAATGTAGGGATTTGGCAGTCGGGGGCTGGAACCGTGACCGTCAGCGGTTCTGCAACCGGCGGGACTAATTCAATTCAGCCGGGCGCACGGAACAACGCGGGCGGAAGTATGACTGTTGGCACCGCCGTTGGCAATAACTTCGGGCCGGGCGGCGGGAGCAGCTCGGGGCCTGGCGTGTCTGGCTCCGCGACCGCTGGCGCTGTGACCAAGGTGTATAAGGTCCAGTATGGGCCATATGGGCAATCGCCAACGGCTGGCGCGGTAAAAATGCTTTCGGACGCCACGAACATGGCGACATTCAAGGACAGCGCGGGCGGAGCGGACATTGCGCTTGTCCCGGCCAGGCCAGGCGGGTCATCCGGCCCGTTCAAGGGACCGATGGGGTAGAACATGCGTCAACTCCAGACCGCGACGCTCAGCAACCAGAACATCACGTCCTACCTGCTCGTTGGCACCCACACGGCCGACGACACCCGCGCCATCATGGTCAGCGTTGTGCTGGATCAGGTGGCCGGCGGCGGCGACTACCTGGCCTACGTGACCCGGCAACTTGCGGGCGCGGGCTCGGCCTACATGGTCGGTCCGATCACCACGTTCACTGTCCCGGCGGCGCAGACGGCGGTGGCGTTCACGTCGGTACTAGTGCCCGTGGACAACACCGATGTGGTGAAGGTGTACGTCAAGGGTCTGGCGGGCGACACGACCACGCCAGACATCACCACACGCATCTACGAGTTGACGTACTTGCGGCCGACGACGGCGGGGAACAAGCTGGACGTGACGGCGACGGGGGCAGCCGGGATCGACTGGGCGAACGTCGAGAACCCGACCACGAGCGTGAACCTGAGCGACACGACGGTCAAGACCGTCACCGACTTGCTGGCCAAACTCCTGAACTACGTGCGGCTCACGACGCGCAAGGACGCGGCCGTGAAGACCGACCTGGCCACTGAGTTGGGTGAGATCAATGCCAACACGGGGACGGGTGCTGGCGCCTATGACCCGGCAACGGACAGCCCCGAGGCCATCCGTGACCGGGGGGACGCGGCGTGGACCACGGCGACGGGCTTCGAGGCTGCTGGGGCGGCGGCGGCGGCGGTGGGTTCGCTGAACGACCTGACGGCGCAGGAGGTGCGGGACTCGCTGAAGCTGGCGCCCACGGCTGGCGCACCGGCAGCGGGCAGCACCGACGCCGATCTCGACACGCTGACCGCAGGCGTCAACGTTACCACCATCGGCGGCCAGGCGGCGACCGCAGCCGCGCCCGTGGCCTTCCCGGCGGCGGTCGGCACGTCCACCTACGCGGGCGGCGCGGTGGCATCGGTGGCCGCAGGCGTGACCCTGGCCGATGACGCCATCACGGCCGCCAAGATCGCGGCGGGCGCCATCACGGCTAGCGAGGCGCCTGCCCTGGCGAACCTGGACGCGGCGGTATCCTCGCGCAGCACATACGCGGGCGGCGACACGGCCGGCACGGCCACGCTCCTCGCCCGCATCATCGGCACGCTGGCCGCTGGCACGCACAGCCCGCAGTCAGGCGACGCCTACGGGCGCCTGACCGGCACCGTCGAGCCGCTGGTCTCGGGCGTGGCAGCGGCGGTCTGGGCGCACGCGACCGGCATTGCCGTGGCGCTCGCGGTCACGGCGGTGAGCATCCGGGCGGCGGTGTGGGATGCCGTGGCCGCCAGCTACAACGCCGCGCTCAGCATGGGCGGGCTGCTTCACTCGACCGGCGCGGCTGGCGACCCACTGATCAACACCGTCCCCGGAGCCTACGCCAGTGGTACAGCCGGCTCCGCCCTGGGCCACATCGGCTCGGGGCAGATTACCACCGTGTCCACCGTGGCGCAGTGGGGGGACATCGAGGAGATCGAAGCGGGCGCCGACTACAACGCCACGGACTCGCTCGCCTTCGACTGGACGGACGCTAGCGCCGCGTGGCCGACGCTGACGGCCGCTACGGTCACATGGTCGGCCACTGCCCCCAACGGGCTTACGGCGAGCCTCACGGGCTCCGTGGTGACGGCTACGGGCGCAAGCAAGAAGGTGCGCTTGGAGCTTACCGCCGCCCAGACGACGGCACTTGCTGCGCAGTACGTCGGCGTGTGGTCGTTCCTGGTGTGGGCGACGCTGAGCAGCGGGCGCGTGGTGCCACTGGTAAGCGGCAGCGTGCCGGTCAAGAACAGGCCGGGACCGTGAGGCACTATCCGCACCGATCGGATGACGACCGCGCCAAGGCGCTGGCCGCCCTGGTTGCGAATGGGGGGAACGTCGAAAAGACGGCCCGTGAAGTGGGGATTCCGGCGAGTACCTTGCGAGTGTGGCGGAGCGGCGGGAGGGGGGCTCCGCCCGCACCCGGTGTGGCGGAAAACAAAGCCACGCTCGCCGAGCTATGGGACGGCGCGGTCCGGTCGTCGCTCGGTCTCATGGCGCGGGCACTTGACCACGCCAAAGAGACGGAAGACGACGGAACCCTGGTCCCGCTGCTCCCGGATCTCAACCGCATCGCCGGCACCGGCACCGACAAGGCCCTAGCCCTTCGCGGCGAGCCGACCGAGTATCACCGGCACGAGGTGGTGCTGGACCTGAGGACGTTCGGTAAATGATCGCCGCCCCCGTCGCGCCCACCGCCCGCCGCATCCGGCTCACCGGCTTCCATTCCGGTCAAGCCGAGGTGGCGACATCGCCCGCACGCTTCCGGGTGCTTGTTTGTGGACGGCGCTGGGGAAAGACCATGCTTGCATGTGCCTTGTCGATCCACCAGGCACTCGAGGGGAAGCGCGGATTCTGGGTGGCGCCGACATACAAGCACACCGGCCCCGGCTGGCGTACGCTCCAGGAAATGGGCCGCGCGATCCCAGGTGCCGAAGTGCGGCTGGTGGACAAGCGCATCACGCTGCCCGGTGGCGGCTGGCTTGAGGTGCGGACAGCCGGACACCCAGGCGGGCTACGGTCGGAGGGGCTTGACTTCGTGGTGTACGACGAATGCGCCTACGGCACCGAGGAGAGTTGGACATCCGAGCTACGGCCGGCGCTTACCGATCGCAAGGGCTCTGCTCTGTTCATCACGACACCGAAGGGCCGCAACAACTGGGTGCATCGCATCTTCTCGCGTGGCATCAGCGGAGACCCAGATTGGCAGGCGTGGCGCTTCCCGTCGGCGACCAACCCCTACCTTGACCCGGCCGAAATCGAGTCCGCCCGCCAGGACATGCCGGCGGCCGTCTTTGATCAAGAGTACCTGGCCGAGTTCAACGACGCGGGCGCATCGCCCTTTGACCCTGCCGACATCGACGCGATGCTCGTTAGCTGGGCTGGCTTGCAAGATGCGGCCGTTCTGACGCACACTTACGTCACTGGCTGGGATCTGGGGCGGAAGGGTGATGCGACCGTGGGCGTTACGCTGGACGTGACGACGGTACCGTACCAGGTGGTGGCGTATGACCGCCTACTGCGCGTCCCCTACCCACAGCAACAGACGGTAATCGAGGAACGCGCCGCCCGCTTCAACGACGTGCCGATAGTCGAGAGCAACGGGCCCGGCGACCCGGTGGTAGAAAACTTGCGCTGCCGCGCTCGCCCGCACGTTACCACCAGCCGCAGCAAGGTACAGGCACTGCAAGCCCTGGCCATGCTCCTTGAGCGTGGCGCGCTGAAGTGCGGTGTACCCGAGATCGAGCGGGAGTTGCGAGACTACGAATGGGATGACCGCGACTTGGTGCAAGATAGCGTGATGGCCTTGTCGTTCGCCGCCATGTACGCGCCGCCGGTCGGCACGGGTGACGCGGCTGAGGACATGGCGGCATTCATGGCCGACGAACGCAACGTGACTGACCTTAGCCTGGGCGGCATGGAATGGTAGCCACCGCTCGCCCGACGTGGCGGCAGCGACTCGGCTTTGCCAAGGCGCCCGCCCCGCCCGTCACCGAGGTGGGCTACTCAGGGCAGCCCGAGTTTGGCGGCAGCCTCTCGCCCACTGACTATATCAGCGCGTGGAAGCTGCCGACACGCTGGACAACCATCGAAAAGATGACCAACGATCCCGATATCGCCGCCGCGCTACTCGCCGTCCAGCTCCCGCTTCTGTCCGTGTCCACCACCGTGAAGCCCGCGTCGCCCGACCCGGCCGATGTCGAGATAGCGGACGTGATCACCCGTGACCTGGACAATATGACGGTGAGCCGGCAGCAGCACTTGGCCGAGGTGCTTGACTACATCGCCTGGGGCTCGCGCATCTTCGAAACCGTGTACACCCGTGGCGACGACGGGCTGTACCACCTGCGCAAGCTGGCGCTACGCCCGTCGCAGACAATCGCGTCAAACGGCTGGCTAGTGGACGAACACGGCGGACCCGACGGCTTCCTCCAGGTCGGCCAGCTGGGTACACCGATCCCGCTTCCGATGGATGACGTTATCGTCTTCGCCCGCAACCGGCGCGGTGGTGACATGTCGGGTACGTCCATGCTACGGCCCTGCTACGGCCCATGGCTGCTGAAGACATCGCTCGCCAAGACGGGGGCCGTGGCGGTGGACCGCCACGGGGTGGGCATTCCGACTGTGCGCTACACGGGCAACAACCCGACCGAGCGGGCAGCGTATCAGGAGATCCTCGCCGGTATCCACGGCCACGAAAAGGCGTACGTGCTCCTGACGAACGGCGTAGAGAGCATGGCCGACTTCGAGATCAAGGGCCTGGTCGGCAGCATCATCGACCCATTGCCGCAACTGGAGTACCACCGGCGCGCGGTGTACGGTGCTTTCCTGGCCCAGTTCCTGTTGCTGGGCCAGGACACGGGGTCATTCGCGTTGTCGTCTGACCATTCATCGTTCTTCCTCATGGCGTTGGAGGCCCTGTCATCTGAGATCGCGGACGTGTACAACCGCTATCTGATACCGCGGTGGGTCGGGTACAACTGGCCCGAGGTGACACACGAGGCGCTGCCGACTATCGAGTTCGGCCGGCTGGACCGGCGCGACGTGACGGCGTGGATGACGAACGTGGTGTCGGGCTTGCAATCAGGCGTTGTGCTGCGCACCCAGGACTTGACCGAACAGGCGCACGAGCTACTGGGCGTTCCGCTGCCTGAGCCCACCGAGCCAGACGCACTACAGCCGGCAGAGGTGGCCGACGTGAACAACCCCGCAGCGGGCACGGCTGCCGCCGCCCCTGACACGGAGGGTGCAGCTGGCACGGCTTCGGCGCCGCTGGCCCGGCGGCAGTGGACGGGGGCGACGGTGCCGGCACAGCTGAAGTCCGCGATCATGGTCGAGGCGCTGGGCATCCCGGTGCATTTCGACGGCATGACCGAGGCAATGGACGCGGCCGAAAAGCGCATGGTAGAGCGGCTGGGCGCGGTGTTGCGCAAGTCATCTGACGCGGCCGCGGTGGCGCTGGCCGCGGTGCTGGCAAAGGTGCTGGCCGGGACCGCCGACCCTGAGGATTTGGCCGCCGTGACGGTGCCGAGCGACGCGGCGACGGCCGTCATCCGCGAAGAGCTGATGACACTCTACGGCGTAGGCCAGGACCAGACGGGCGCCGAAATTGAAGGGCAGACTGGCAAGGCGCCGAAGTCCGCTGACAAGAACGGGCGGGCCGTGTCGGCGCTCATCATCGGCGTGCTGGCCTACGAAATGGCGACTCGCCTTTCCGACCGCTTGCGCACGGCGCTGGGCGCTGAGGCCGTGCGCCAGCTCGGCGGCGGGGCGGTGGACAAGGCGGCGCTCAAGGCCGCCGCAGGGGCCGCGGCGCAGGGGACTGGCAAGCTAGCCGCGGACCTGGGCACTCAGGCCGCCAGCGCGGCTCTCAACACGGGCAGGCGCGAGACGACGGAGGCAAACCCCGACGTGGTGGCGACCGAGATCTACTCGGCCGTCATGGACAGCGGGACGTGTGAGGTGTGCGGGCCGCTGGATGGCAACGAGTACCCAGTAGGCGAGGGGCCGGAAGCGCCAAATCCTGACTGCCTGGGCGGCGCACGGTGCCGATGCATACGTATCCCAGTGGCGACGCAAGGGGGCGGGTGATGGCGGATACCGTGACGTTGGACGCCGTGGAGATCCTGAAGCCGGGGCGCTTCAACGGCGTGCGCTTTACCGCCTCCGACCTGGCCGGCATCGCCGACGCATTCGAGCGGACGCACGAAGCCCTGCCGCCGCGGCTCCAGCTGGGGCATGACTTGCGCCAGCGGTACGCCCAGGCATTGTTCGGCGACGATGCGACCGACGCCGACGGGCTGCCGGCGCTGGGGTGGGTGGCGCGCCTGTACGTGAAGGGCGAAAAGCTGTTTGCCGATATCGCGGATGTACCCGGCGAACTGGTGAACCTGATACGAACGGGTGCCTACCGGGCTAGATCCGGTGGCTTGCTGCGGGACGTGCGGATAGGCGACAAGGTGTTTCCGTGGGTGCTGGACCACATAGCCCTTCTGGGAGAGCAACCGCCCGCGGTGCCGGGCATGGCCGATGTTGCGCTGGACCGTGACGGGCTCGCATATGCCGAGGCCCTGACATTCGCGTACAATGATGCGGAGGTGGTGACGATGGCAGACGCCGGGACACTGGACGTTGAACGGGAGTTGCTGTCGATTGATGACAGCCTGTCGAAACTGGCCGAGAGGATCGACACGTTGACCAAGGGCAAGAAGGGCAACCCGCTAATCAAGGCGCGCATCCGCGGGTTGCGTGAGGAACTTCGTCGCGCCGTGAAGCTGGGCTTGGCCCAAGGAGATGGAACGATGGCCGATCCAACCCTGCCGGGGGCCGACCCGAACGCAGGCGCACCGGCGACAAGCGGCCCGACGCCAACCACGGCTGACCAGCTCTGTACGATGCTGGCTACCAAGATGGGCGTTGGCCTTGAGGATTACGCTGGAATGTGGGCGGCAATTTCTACCGCCCTTGACTCGACCGGCGCCACTGGCACCGGCCTTGAAGGGGGTGATGCGACCATGGCGAAGGATGACACCACAACGACGCCCGCGCCCGACGTGGCGCTGGCGCGTGATGACGGACTTACGGCACGCGTGACTGTCCTAGAGACCGAGAACGCCACGCTGAAGCTCGCGGCGCAGACGGCCGCGGCCGAGGCCAAGGTGGACAAGGACATCGGCTCGCGCAGCCTGCCCGTGGGCGTGCGCCCGGTGCTGGTGAAGCTGGCGTTGGAAGGGCAGGACGTGCTGTATGCGTCCGTACTGGACAATGCCAAGACGGTGCCGACCGCCGAGCGTGGCACGTCGGGGACGGTGAACCTGGCGTCGTCGGCGTTGACTGACATCGAGCGGCAGGCGGCGATCGACAACGGGTACGACCCGGCGGCCGTGGCCGCATACAAGGCGGCGCACGCCGATGGCTGAGCGACACGCCGACTGCGCGCGTGGGTTGCGAGCGGGCGTCGATCCCGTGGCGGCAATGGTGGCGGCTGGTTGGTCGCCGCTTGACGCGGCCGGCATGGCGCCGCACATCGTAGAGTTTCTTGCCAAGAGCGGGTATGACGTGGCACCCGTGCGGATACCGGCGCTCCCTGTGGCGCCCGCCGAGCCGGCTGGTCAGCCGGCACCCGTGGTCACGGTGGCGGATACCGAGACGGAGCGTAGGGTAGTGACAGCAACTCCAATCGTGCCGCCACGGCGCAAGCCGGGACGGCCGGCAAAGGGAAGGTAAGACAATGACAGTACTAAGCGCGGATGCCCAGCGCAAAGTGACGGACTGGGGGCAGGGCGGGAGCTATCCCGTGTTGGCCGCGGCGCAGATCTACAAGGGCTCTCTTGTGTGTGTGAACGCGAACGGCTTCGCTGTCGCGGCCACGGACTCGGCGGCCATCTATTGCGTCGGGGTCGCCACCGAGAACGTTCTCGGTGGGACGGCTGACGGTGACGAATGGATCAAGGTGGAGGCCGGCAGGGCGTACCTGTTTGCGGCAAGCTCCATCACTCAGGCGATGGTAGGCGAGCCGATGTACGTCATTGACGACAACACCGTTGATGACACCTCGACTAACCTCTGCCTGGTGGGCGTGCTGGTGAAGTTCGTAGACACGACGCACGGCTGGGTACTGGTGGCGCCGAGCTACAGCCTGGCTCTCTCGGGTGTGACTTCCAGTGCCGGCGAGCTGAACTACCTGGACATCAATGCCGCGGGCACGGTCCAGGCAAGCAAGTCGGTGGTGGTGGACGCCAACAAGGATGCGGGCGACTTCCGCAACCTGGACGCGGTGAACATCGATGCGGGCGCGTCGGGTACGGCGGGCACGGTCGATATCTTCCCGACTACGGCATCTATGGGAAAGGTGGCCCTGACGGCCGCCGACAGCGCGGGCAACACCACGACGACCATCGTCAACGCTTCGCAGTCGGGGGCGCGGACGTACACGATCCCTGACGCGGGTGCTTCGGCCTCGTTCCTCATGACCACGGGCACGGCGACGGCGACGGCCGCGACAACGGCCGAGATCGACAACGTGGCGGACGTGTCGGTTCGACTGGTGGTGGCAGGTGGTACCGAGACGTGTGCGCCCTCGACGCATGAGGGGCGCATCGTTGCGCTTGACACGGCGTCGGGGTCGGTGGTGACACTTCCCTCAGCGACGGGCTCGGGGGCGGTGTACCGCTTCATTATCACGGTGGTGCCGACCAGCAATAACCACATCATCAAGGTCACGACCACTGATACGTTCTTCGGTCAGGTGCATGTCCTTGACGTGGACGGTACTACGGTGACTGCGTACCCGGCGGCGGGCACGGATGACACACTGACACTGCCCGGCACGACGGCGGGCGGCAGCATCGGCGACTGGTTCGAGTTCACGGACGTTGTGACGGCCAAGTGGGCGGTCAAGGGAATGACCACTTGCGCGGCTGGCAGCAACATCGCTGACGTGTTCTCGGCGACGGTCCCTTGACCGGAAGCTAGGAGAGATAGACCATGATCGTAACATCTGACTACCTCGCTGCTCTGCTGACGAACTACCAGGCGCAGTTCGGGTCGACGTGGAACGAGCGGGAGAACGCGGACGTGCTGTTGCAGCTCGCCCGCCGTATGCCTTCGTCTACACTGACCGAGACGGTCCCCTTCGTCGGTGCCGGCACTACGGGTCCACAGGACGTGACGCACGGCACGGTCGTATTCCAGAACGGGCGGCAGTACACGTTGTCCATCGAGAACAAGACGTGGCAGGACGGATACGAGGTACAGCGCGAAGCGTTCGCCGATGACCGCTACAAGATGTACGCTGACTATCCGGCCCACTACGCCAACGAGTTCAAGGCCCACATCGGGCGGATCGTGGGCGACCTGTTCGAGCTGAACGGCCTGGCCTACGACGGCATCGCTATGTTCGCCAACAGCCGGGCGTTGGGGCTGACGGCGCAGGTGAACGACAACTTACTAACGGCGACGGGGACGTACACAACCGCCGCCAACGTGTTCACCGACATTCGTGCCGGGCAGACGGCGGCGATGGCCTTCACGAACGACAAGGGCGTGGCGATGGGGATCCGGCTCAACACCATCATTGTACCTATCGGGCTGTACGACCAGTTCTACCAGGCATTGATGTACAACAGCTATATCAACCAGCCCACGGGGCAACTGGCGCCGACCGGTGACAGCTTCCAGGCGGGTGAGTACAAGGTGATAATGAACCGGCAACTCACCGACGCTGGCGACTGGTACATGACATACGTAAACCAGGGTACCGGGAAGTTCCCGTTCGTGTGGAGCGACCGCGAGGCGCCTCACATGGAGGGCACGACCAGCACCGATAGCTACGAGTGGCGCGTGCTGCGCAAGGCGCAGTACACGTTCTACGGCCGGTACAATGCCGGCTACGGCAACCCGCTGTACGCGGTGAAGTTCGCGTAAGGGGATCACCTACCATGGCCTACGCAACGCTGAGCGACGTTGAAGCGCGGGTACCCAGTCGAGGGGGTGCTACGTGGTACGCGCCGCTGACGGTGGCGCAGGCGCAGGCAATGGTAGACGGAGTGTCGGCTGAGATTGACAGCGTGATGGCGGGGGTCGGTTACACGACCCCCGTCAGCTCGCCGGCCGGGCTGGTGACGTGGCTGCAAACGTTGAACGTGTGGGGCACCGCGGCCGAGATTCAAAGGGCGCGGTTCCAGGACAGCGGCGGGACAAACAGTGAGGCGGCATGGCGATTCTTCGAGGATCGGTATCAGGCGGGCATCAAGGCGCTGCCTACGCGGGTCGAAGGATTCGCGGGCACGTCGGCGGCCGAGCTGCCGTCCAGCTACACGCTGGCAAACCCCCTGGTTGACAACGACCTGGGCGCCAACGCTGAGCCGAAGATGACCACTGACATGGAATGGTGATGGCAGAGCGAACTGTGACGCTGACGGCTGAGGTGAAGGCGGAATGGGAACCATACCGCAAGTTCACCATGCTCAGTCGGCGGCTGTCCGACTTCCGTACGCTGTGGTACGTACTTGAAAAGGACTTCCGCGAAATCGAGGTTCGGCAGTTCGGGGCTGAGGGCGCGGGCACTGAGGGAAAGTGGGCGCCGTTGTCGCCACGGTACGCGGCGTGGAAGGCCAAGAAGTATCCCGGCCGGAAGATCCTGGAGCGCACGGGCGGCCTGAAGCGCAGCATTACGACAAAGGGCGGTGCGGGCAACGTGCGGCGCATGACGGCTACGACGATGGAACTGGGCACGTCGGACAAGTCGGCCCAGTATCACCAGTCTGGCACGGCGCGAATGCCGCGCCGGCAGGTAATCGACCTGACACCTGAGGACGTGCAGCGGTGGTACGACCTGGCCGACGCGTGGGCGGCGCAGACGGTCGCCACCGTGTTCGGTGGGGCGGGGGCCAAGCCATGAGCTGGACTATGGCCGAGGCGGTGGCGGATAACGTCATGGCGTACATCGGCACGGCGCAGGTGGCCAAGCTAGCCGACGTGGTGGCGCGGTACGCGGCCCCGGCGTTGCCGATGCCGGCGTTCGTGGCGGTGCGCCACAGCGACCCGGACCAAGAGCGGGAGCCCGAGTTCCCGGTGCTGTACGTCGTACCAACTGACAGCGCGTTAGAGCCTGGTCCGGGCGGCTTCCGGCGTGGCGTTATTGTGGATCACCGGTTCGCGTTCTTCGTGGTCGTGTCGTACCCCGGGACGGCCAGCGAGACGCCGGCCGAGTCAGTGGCGCGGCTGACGAAGCGGTACGTGGTGGCGGTGCTTGAAATGCTAGCCGAGTACTGGAACGGAACGACCCGTACCGAAGAGTGGGGTACAGGCGAAGGTGGAATCCGGGTAAGCTACGATCCGATCGCGCGGGTATCCTCGGGCGCCGAGTACCTGGGCAGTGCGACAATCGAAATCGGATGCCAGGTGCATGAGGGGGCTCTATGACGAAACACAAGACGGCAACCCGCGGCGGAACGCTGACGGTAGCCGTTGGCGGCTGGTATGTGGCCGACCATGAAATGGCGGCGAAGCTCGGCCGCGGTGACAAGCCACGGTATGAGGATGTCAAGGCGGCGAGCAAGCGGTGCGAGCCGGGAGACCAGCTCAATGCCAACGACTTACCGGAATGGACACTGCGGCAGATGCACGCCGGGGGCTTCTTCGTGGAGGATGGCGCCAGCGAGGGCGAGGCCGCGGAGGCGCCGCCGGCTGACGACCTGGCCATGGATACCTCCACGGAAGGCGCCGGCGAGCCTGGCGCGCCTGAGTGGCCTTGGAGCGAGGAAGAGGGGGTGAACAGTGCCGACGTATAACGGGCCGGCCAACCGGTGGATGATCGCCAGTGGGTATGAGATCATCGGGGCCACGGCGGGCGAGGTGTTGAAAGACATCACGCCGACCGAGTTGACGGCGACCTTGGAGGAGGTGACCGGGCCCGCGGACACGCGGCCCAACTTCCGCCCTACCGGCTTTGTCACGGCGTCGGATATCAGCTACGTGGCCTGGTACACCGATGCGGCGCTGGCTTCGAACTGGGTGCGGGTGATGCGTACAGACGTGGGTACGGGCACTATCGCCAGCATTGCCAACCGGCCGGCCCTGTGGGGCAACGACGGCGAGGCGAGGGGCGCGGCCTGTTACGG